GAGGGGCTCACGCCCTCTCCGAAGAGAGGACGCGAGCCCCTCTCCATGGACTATAAAGTCCACTTCGCCGATTACATCGACGAAGCCCACCTAGATCTTATGTCGACGGATCTAGGACGTCCTGCACGGTCAAGGTGGTCGATCTCCGGCACCTCAGACCCTCTCTTCAGAAAGAACTTAAGGAGAGCCTCTTCACCATCCAGCTTGGAAACTGGTGGTTTAGAGACGTCCACAAGTCCCCTCACGAGGGGAATCTGGAGATGCGGACATACGCGGTCAACCTCGTAGTAGAGGATTGACCATCGACCGACAACCCTTGAATTGGGTCCGACTGTCGGGAATCTGATGATTCCACGAATGTAGTCATCAAGATGACCACACGTCGTCCAAAGGCCAGCCATATAAAGCTGGTTTCGGAGCGACGCAGTTGAAACCAATTCTTGACTGTGCTTACGTGAGGTTGGGAGCATACGACGGACCCTGACGATTGATACGTCATGTCCGTCGTAGTATTCCTTCCCACAAGACTCTCTGAACTTTCCAGTCCAGAAAGACTTGTCACGGTTTACCAGAAGACCAAAATCTTCAAGGGCCGTGATCACGTAATCCACGAACTCTACAGGAACGATGATATCGTCCCCGTAGACGCGCACGTCTCGCGATAGGCGACGAATGTCGCTTCTCGTGAGCTGGCGATCCAGAGCTCTTTCGATTCCGACGAAGATTATGGTCGTGAAGACCATAGCCTCAATCGGAAAACATAGAGCTGATCCCATAGACGCGTATTTGGCCAAACGGATCACTCCGCGACCAGGTACGTCAGCTTTCCTGCTTCTGGTTGCGTCCAACGCCTCGGAGAGGTGTGGGACGTGAGAAACCATGGCACGAACAAGCTGATTGGAGACGCGGTCACTCGCTTCGCTCAGATCGAGCGTCGCATAGGAACCGTCGGAGCTACCGATCATGCAATGCCTATGATTGCGAGTCTGGTCAACAAAATTGACCATTTCTCGCATCACGGGATCATTGTTCAGATGGGTAGTAATTGACTCGGCGACACCTTGCTGCATATACTGCATGCAGGTGGGCTCGATGGCAATTATCCGAGGAGTCTTCAACGTCTTAGGTACAGGAGTGACCTTTACAGGTCGTTCCTGCCCAGGATCCAGGAGCTGCACACGGTCAAGACACTGATGGTGTCTCCAACTTGGAATGAGATGCTCCCCACAAGGGAACACCTCCTCGAGCCGCTTGGTCCATTCTGTCTGGATAAACTTACGGTTTCCCGTAAGTTTATCAGCAGTGGCACCAGGGCCGTGTTTGGGAACGATTCGACCGTAGTAGACATCTTCGTCCACTGCGGAAAGAACGTTGGCCCAGAGCAAGACGGACAGCCTTTTGAAAAGTCCCATAAAAATGGGACCATTGACTGGTCCGCTTTGCGCACCTCCTGTTCGCACTCGATGAACCGATCAAGAGCCTTCTCAGTTCTCTTGTCTGTACAGTCGAGGAGCATCTTCCCAAACATCAACGTAAGTTGACGAATGGAGTAGATGGCCTCGACGCTCGGTTCATCGAGTAGGACGCCAGTTTCAGCGTCGAAGACAAGTCCAGTGAAACCTCCGAGGAATCGGGGGAGACACCCTTTGAAGGCAAAGCCTTCAAAGGACGAGGGCTCCAGCTGTCCGGAGTCTAATGCCTGTTGAAAGGCAGCTCCGAAGGCTGGAAGCGTTATCGTGAGAAACGATAACCCTTCGCTTCGACACCGCGCAGAGACAGTAAGTAGGTCTCTGCGGGCACTCGTGTGACATATCGCGGCAAGTTCAAATGCCACGACACGCCAGAGCTCGATCAGGCTTTTCATGCTCTCCTCATTTCTGGGTAGAGCGATCCTGCATGGCTTGACTCTCAGTTCTCCCCACCCAAAAGCTGGGTGACTCGGGCTCCAGAGGATGCAGTCAGATACGCGACAAGACTGTCGACGATCTGCTTCTGCTCGGTCAGGGTGTAGCCGCCAGCTGGCGGCAAGTCCGCGACCAAGTACACCGAGACGGTGTACTTCTGATTCTGGGTTCCGACGAAGGGATCCGACGCGATCTTCGAGTGGTCCAGACGGACCATCCGACGGTTGCGTTTGCCGTATTGATGGGAAACGGTCAGCTTGACCGTGCCATCATCCTTCGTGAAAGCTCCGGAATTCGTTCCGGAACTCGTACGAGGAAGGACATTCGCGACCGCGTTGATCGTGACGGTCTGAGGGTCAGAGTAAGCCATGAGATGCTCCTGCGTTGAATGGTGTTACGCTCGGCTGATGCCGAGCGCCGCGAGGATTGATAGCTGGTATGGGGAAAACTCATTCCAGGTCAATCCGAATCCGAAGGGTGATGCACCAACTCTCGTTTTGGTTTCGATACCAAAAGTCTGAGTCAAGTGCAACGGGCCGTGACTGCGAGTCACGCACCCTGGCAGGGTGTAGGTGTTCTGTAATAGAGCATGCTCCATTACATACGCCCACTTCACGACCTGCCCGGCAGTCAAGAAGTCGGAGAAATTGCTCATCACTGAGCCAATGTTTCCGAACCAGTCGGCTGCCCACGTCCAAGGGGCCAACTCCCACAGAGTTGATGGAGTAGGAATTACTCCATACATTCTGTTTGCATCTCGAGCAGCTTCGACTATCTTACCATACGTACTTTCGGGTACGGGAAGGTAATAAGTGAAGCAGCCCGAGAACCACCTCTCGATTTTACGAGTGGAGGTAAGGTACAGGGGAGATGACCCATTGGTGAAGAGTGAGGGATGAAAGGGTGACGGATGCCACCCTGTCTTAAACAGAGTTTCTGTTGACTCACTCTCAGAAGACAGTTTCATCCTTCTGCGAACGTTCTTTCCCGAATTGCTCCTCCAATCTTTGAGAACCTTAGCGGATCTCTCGGATGCAGCAGCAATGGAAAAGAGTTCGTTCACAAAAGGTACCCAGCCGAATTGGACATTGAGATAATCGTTGCCCAATGAACGGAAGTCCTGAAGTCGGGTTTTGATGAGAGCCGGTTTAAGAGCCGGCATCCCATCTATACCGATTTCACCGACTAGGGTAGAAACTGAGCTCGAAGGTCTGCTTGGCGAAGATCTAGCAATCGCCTGTGTTCCCAAACTCATCAAATAGTTGATATTTGGCGAGTAAGCGGGGTACAGGAGAGAGTTAGCTTTCGCACCACCTGCCCAAGGGACGAAGTCTCCCTCATACTCGTTATAGAGTAGTGAGGATTTTGACATTCCATTGGTGTAGAGGGCCTTTCCAGGCCCACTATCGAAGTAGAACTTCTTACGGAGATACCAATCTCCTCCGACGTTCTGCTTGCCGTTTATCTGACGGATGTCATGATAATCGGATTCCATGGTGGTAGAACCTTCGAACTGGTAGTCGGAAGTTGAGGAGCTGTAGAGATTACCGTTTGAAAACAAACGGAGAGTCCCACCGCGCTGACCCATTTGCTGGGTCACGACAACATTCCGTCTAACCACTTCACGTCCTCTCGGATTAGCGTTGCACACGAAGTGCCTGGTGCCCCGGAAGGGGC